CCGCTGGCGACGAAGAAGGCCGCAAAGTTGTACAGCCAGTCTCAGTTCGAGCAGCTTTGCCGGGCCATTGTCCGCTGCGCCACCGACGCCCTGCGCGGCGAGTTGGATGCAGCATGACCACCGACACCAAGCCTATGTCGCCCGCTGCCCTTCGGAAGCTGCTGGAGGAGCGCGACCGTTTCTGGCGAGCCTTACACACCATCTCAAAGTACATGCCGCCGAGAGAATTGGAGACGAAAAGTGGACGGGTTTACGGACTGCCGCCGGATGAGGCGACCGAGTACGCCTACGAGAACGTGCTCAACACCGCCAAGGGAGCAATCAAGGGAACAAGGAAGCCATCATGACCACCAACACCGTCCCAGGCATAAGCGCGCTGCAATGCGTTATTTCAAGCCTCCGCGACACCGCCCATCTTTCTGACGAGGGAGGGGAGTTGACGGATCAGTTACGGGAGCTTCGTGACTGGGCACTCTCCACTGCAGCACAGCCGCCAGCAGACGGCGCCCTGAACACCATCGCCGCCCTGCGCGCCGTACTGCACAACTATGCCGACCTGCTGGGCCCCCGCCCCACCGCACCGCCATCCGCGCCCACCGCCTGACTCAATGGGTGGATTGCCCTCTGTGCATTGCCGTTTCGTAGCAGTTCGGTAGCAACGTCGCGAGCAGGCGGAAGAGGCTCAGGGGCGAGTACACGCCCGCAGCGCTGTCACAAGCTGCAGTTCATACCCATCCCGAACCAGCCTTTCCGCCAGCGCTGCCGACACGAACTGATTCAGCGAGGTGCCGGGCCGCAAGCCATCCATCGGGAAAGCTGGCTTGTCGGGCACCGGCTCACGGCACGGCACCGGAACGGCGACTTTGACGGTGCGAACGTCGATCTTTGGCTCTGGCGGCGTGGCGCAGCCGGCCAGCAGCGCAGCGGCCAGCACGGCTACATGGCGCGTAGCAAGAGCTACTTTTGGCGTAGCGGTCATGGGTTGCGCTCCTTCAGCCATTGGTCAATCTGCGCCTGAGCACTCGCCGCATCGTCACCCGGCACGCTGGGCGGCGCGGCCAGGATCGCGGCGGCGCGCTGTTGGTTGGTGCGGGCGGTGCGCGCGGCCTGCTGGCGGGCCGGCGCGGCGTCTTTCTCGCGCTTGTCGGCGGCGTCTTTCAGGGCAGCCACGGACGCGGAACAGGTTTCGGCGGCGTCGAGAGCGGCGGCGCGCTCGGTGCGGGCTTTGTCGCGCTCGGCTGTGACGGCGGCCACCTTCTCGATTTCCTCGTCAAGCCTCTTTTGCAGCCCGTTCGCCTGGTTGTAGCCAGTGGCACCCCAGGCCAGCAGCGCAGCAGCCCCAACACCGGCAGCGATCAGCAGCCAGTGGCGCGGCACCACCAGCCCCATCAGCAGAACGGCGGCGATGGCGGCGGCACTGCCCCATCCGAGAAGTCCGAGGATCCAGGTCATTGCCAAACTCCATGCGCGCGGGCGCGCTCCAAGGCTTCGGTCATGCGCTGGGCGCGGGCCGCTTGCTCCGCGTCCCTGCGTGCCTGCGCCTGCTCGGCCAGTCGGCGCTGGTACGCGGCCCACTCGCGTTCTTCGCGCATGATGCGGGCGCGCTGCTCTGGCGGGTCAGGGCGGTGGCTGTCACGCCAGCGCTTGATCAGCTTTCCCGGGCTGATGTCGATGATGGGCGCGCCGCTGGCGTAAGCGTTGCCGGCCAGCGTGAGCGCGATGGCGATGGCGATCAGGATGCGTATGTCAGGACTTCCATGTGATAGCTTTGACCGCCCACATCTGCGCCGTCTGAGCTTCGGTGATGGCGACGCTCGCCATGCGCTTAACTTCGGGGTCAGCGCTGGTGCTGCGCAAGTCGTTCAAGCGGTCGATGGCAGCAGCGAATTCAGCCTTGCACTGCGCCACAGCATCGTCGTTCGATGGGTTGAACGACAGACCGACCGCGCGCTGACCGAAGGTTTGGTTTTCGTTGCTCATGATTTTCTCCAGGTCGCTGGTTGAAAAAGAGACGCCCACGCCGGCGACCAGGCGGCGCAGTGCATGACGAAAAGTCCGACGATCATTTGCGCAGCTCCTTGGCGATCTGCCCCGCCTGCGTGCTCAGGCCGAAGCCCGCGCCCACGGCGAGCGTCACGGTCAGGTAACCGGCCTCGCTGACCTTGCCGTGCCAGCACAGCACAGCCGCGCCCAGCAGCATCAGGAAGGCGATGACGAACGAGGGCTTGAGGAAGTCGGTCAAGACTAGCTCCATCCTTGGGCTCGTTGCTTGCAGCGCTGCCAGACGATGTAGCCGCATAGCGCGACCACGGCGACCAGCAGCAGCGGCACCAGCCATTCGCCCATCATGTCGGCGCTGGTCTTCACGTCGGCCACGGTGCCCAGCACGGCCCAGCCCGCCGGCGTGGCGATCAGCCACAGCAGCCACTCGACGGGCGCCGGCAAGTAGAAGCCGCTGGCCCGGGCCGGCACGTGGCCGATCAGCCACAGGGCCGCGGCGAGGCAGAGAAGGAAGCGGATGGGGCTCATTCAGGACTCACACATCTCCCTTTCTGCTGCCCGTCTCTTGATGAGACCGGGCAACTGCCGGCCGCCGGCATACGTCCAGCGGCTCAGCTCGGCGCAGGCGCCGGCCAGGTCGCCGGCGTTGGCCTTGCGGGCCAGCGTGGACCCGCAGAAAGCTTTGTTGCCGACGTTGAAAGCGAAGCTGACGAACGCGGCCTTCTGCCCCTCGGTCAGGGGGGCGGTGATGCAGTCCAGCGCGCCGGCGTGGTGCAGCAAGTCGGCGGCAAGCTGCTGCTGGCACTGCTCCGGCGTCCAGCGCTGGCCCATGCGCAGCTCCGGGCCGGTGTGGCCCACGCAGCTCGTGAGCACGCCGATGGGGTCGCGGTAGGTGCGCAGGATCGTGCCCTCGAACACAGGCACCATCGCCAGCAGCAGCGCGGCGGCGCCCGCACCGACCTTGGCGATCAATTTGGCGCGGGCGCTCATCGCAGCGGGTCCCCCTTGGCCGACGCCCACAGGCCGGCGAGTGCCACGCCCAGGGCGGCGATCGCGGCCATGGGTTTCGCCAGCTTGCCGAGCCAGTTGAGGACTTTGAACGCGCCCTTCATCGCGTCGAAAAACGCGATCAGCTCGGCGGTCTGCGTGACCACCTTTTGCGTGAGCTGAGTGTTCTCGGTCAGCTCGTCCTCGAGCCGGTCGAGCCGCTTCTTGTCGCGATCCAGACTCTCGTGCACCGCGCCCCATTCGTCCTTCGTCGCGCACGGGGGTTTGACGGGTTCGGTCACTTTTTGCCTCCTTTGTAGCTGCGCCCGATGGCGATGTGAGGCACGCGCCCGAACTGGCCCTCGGGCCGGTACAGCGCGTACTCCAGCTTCGCGCCGTAGCTGCGAATCAGGCACAGCGCGCCCCAGTGGCGGAAGCTCTTGTAGTGGTACGTGTCGCCGCACTTGAGCAAAAAGTGCCCCGGCTTCGCGCGCCCGATGTCGGTGCTGCCGCTGATGCACACCGGCCGCTCGCTCACGTCCACGCCCAACGACACCGACAGCGCGGACGCGCGGTTGCGACAGCCCACCCACACCCAGCGCGCGACGAAGCCGCGCGGGTGGAAGCGCTTGCAGTAGTACGCTTTGCCGTCGTACAGCGGGTCGTCGTAGCGGTAGACGTGCTCGCCGGGGCGCGCCGCCTCGCCGTTGCGCAGGTCCAGCCATCGGCCGTCGCGGTAGACGGCCTCGCCATCGCCGTTGAGCGAGACGTTGTTGTCCCACTTGCGCGCCCAGGCGGGCAGCTTGTCGGCCGATCGGGGCGTGAACAGCAGCGCGTAGGCCACGACCACGGGCGCGGTCACATCGGGCCAGAACGTCTTGTGCTCCGCAGCCTGCGCGCGATCGATGCAGGTCACGGCCGCGGCGCGGTCACCGATGCTCACGTCGGCCAGGGCCATCAGCTCAGCGATGGCGCCGCGCGGGCTCGACGACAGCAGCTTCGCCGCGATCAGCAGCAGCACGGGCGCGGCGTGGAGAACCGCGAAGGCCATGAAAAGATAGCTCACAGAACGATCTCCGACGTGATCCCAGAAATGTCGCCGGCCCAACCCTTGACGATGACCAGCTCGTCGATGTGCGCGCGGATGCCACCGGTGTTGCTGCCAGGGGCGCCCAAGCCGTTGCCAACGGCGCACCGAAAGCTCACGCCGGCCGGGTTCGCCAGCCCGCTGTGCGCGCCCGAATAGACCTGCGCGCCGTTGCGGTACAGCTTTGCGTTCGTGGGCGAGACAGCCCAGCACCACGCATCCCACGTGTTGAGCGTCTGCGCCGCGCCGGAGTGGTGCAGGCCGCGTGCTCGCGCTGGCGGCGCAGCGTCAGCCCCCCGCAGCGGCTTGCCCTGAAACCGGTCCCAGCTCAAAATCGCATCGCACGCGCCCTTGTAGTCGCCGGCCCGCAGGCGGCGCACGATGGTCGACGGGCCGCCGCGCTTGAGTTCGCAGAATCCGTCCTTCACCCCCGCCTTGCCCGGCCCGACGTTGTAGGCCAGGCTCACGAAAGCGTCGAACTCGCGCTGGTGCATCGGCACTGGCGCGCAGCGGCGCACGATGCGCTCGGCCTCGGAAGCATCCCGCTGCAGCAGGATCAAGCCGCGCACCGGGTCGATCCGCTCGCCCGGCCGCATCGGGCCGCTCTCGCCGCGCGTGCTGCCGAACCCGCCCGTGGGCACGTCGCCGGGCACCGGCGGGCGGGCGACGGGCTCCCAGCCTTCGGAGACGGCGATGCCGATCAGGCCCGCCGCCGACAGCGTGAGCGCCGCCACCAGAACGCGCCCCGTGCTCACGCGCGCACCCCCAGCACGGCGTCCGGCCAATCCGCCGTGTCGATCCCCAGCGCCTGCGCCTCAGCCATGTCCATGCTGTCGCACATCGCCGGGCTCTGGTGCCGCTGGAAGAACGCAAGCTGGGC